TCGTAGTCCATTACCCAGTGTGTTTGTGTCATAGTGTTCAGTTAAGCTGTTCCGCCATCGTTACTAAAAAAAGGCAGATGAACTGCCTCTTCTAGATTGGTTATCATAGGGGTATGAGTTACGGTGTAATAATACTTGGAGCCACCGTTTGGATATTAGCTGCTTCTAAGTATTCATTATAATCAAAGCTGTCAGCATTGATACACAACAGATTGATAACATTCTTGATCTCTTCTGAATTATCCAGATAGTATTCATAGTATGTTTCCAGTGTTTTACGCTCTTCTGCGTAGTCTTTACCATTGTCACGGCGTCCAACTTTCATGCGTTTAACGTCTCCGTTATCATCAAGTTTGGCAACCATGTGCATGCTTTGTTTCTTTTCCTTACCAATCAGGGCAAGTACTTTAGAGTCACGGTCAAAGATGGCCTCATTATATGGGGCATCATTAGAAACAGGTATCATTTTGAAGGTCTTTGTCTGACCCCAGGCACCTGTTATTAGCATCATAGATTTTGTCATGGATTAAAATATTATTAAAGTTCTACAAATCTAAAGAACTTTTTTTAAGTTCTCCAAATGTTCTACAGGAATTTTTAAAGTTTCTTTTTCTATATCACAGGGATCACATAGCTCACCTACCTGTTTAAGCATTGTGGGTTCTACATTCAACAGCTTAGCATATACATCAAAGTATTTCTCTGGATTAAGATAGGACTCTATGTATTTAAACTCTGAGCTGTTTTCTCCATAATAGAGCTTGATAGCTTTCTTCAATGGATTAGAAAGTTTAGAGTACTTTCCTAAAATGAAATTGAACCAGTCGTTCTTATAACTTTCATAGTCAAAAAGATACACGTTGTAGTCTTCTATGTGTATTATACTAGAAAACAACGGGTTAGATAAAAGCATCTGTTCTTCAAATGCTTTAAATCCTTCAGATGTATCTTCTTTAAAAGTCACTATAAGCTTCATGTCTTCAGGACCTACCATCCCATTAAGGGATATGTAGGTACCTGAAGGTGTATGATGAGCTGTTCTTTTTATTCCCAATGCAGGATATAAAAAAGACCTGGACTTCTGAAAGTATTTTGTATATAAGCTATCAATCATACTGCAACTCCTTTACAGAGCAACCATACCCTTGGCAAATTGATACGGGAGCTCATAGCTTTTGTTAGTGTAATGCCAATCTGCTATTTCTAATACTTCTTTGAACTTGTCTAACCATTTGCTTAATGTACCATCTGATACAGGGAATGCATAAGTTTGGAAAGCTCTGTCAATCACTACAAAGTGAAACTTGATTTTATATCCACCTGCATCTATAAGATCTATATACTTCATGCTTACAAGAGATACATACATAATGGCTTGCAGCCAGTAAGAGTAGAAATCTACTGTCTCTGGGAAGTCTTTAAGATCCTTAGACGTGGTCTTGATATCATTAATGAAGATGGTCTTTTGACTGTGGTCAATAACCAGGTTGTCAACAATACCTTTCAGACCAAAAGGGCGGTCGTTTAGTTCAAGCTGAAGCATCACTTCATTCTGTACTTCTTTGTTATCAAACTCAGTTATGTTGCAACCAATCAGATCACAGACTTGCTTGTGAGTCTTAATCATATCTACAGCGTTTCTGCAGAAATCATAGCTTTCTTGGTCAATCAGGGTTTTGTTACCTTTCATTTGAAGAAAACTCCAATAGTTGTAAGCATCTGCAGTGAGTACTTTGTCAAGTCTTTGCTGATCAGTCTTTAGACTTTGATGATAGTTCATGTCTTTCATTACATCCAGGATAGCCTGGTCAAACTCTTCTAGTTTCTCACGCTGATCACCGTTACGCTTGAGTTCTGCATGGTGATAGAACACTCTATCTATTACAGTGCGTAGGTTACCAGTAGGTAAGTTAGCTGGAGAGATGATAAACAGATCATTGAATTTTTCTTCTTCTAATAACAAAGCATGAATAATCTTACCCTGTACCAGGTGGCTATCTACTCTTTCTTCCTTTAGACCCATTACATAGAGCTGATAAAATACAGCAGGGTTCCATAATAGTTTATTCAGGGAGCTGTAAGAGAAATAAAACTTTTGTTTATAAAAATCTTTTTCAAGATGCTCAACAGATTCTTGCATTAAATCTTCAAATTGTGTGTCAATCATAGTTATTTCTTTTTAGGTTTCCAGTTTATCATAGCACGGTCCCCGTGTGCAGTGACACAGCTTCTGCATATCACTGATATCCATCCGGATGTTTCTCCAAGTTCTTGTTCTGATCCGCAGTCCTGGCAGACCTGCTCACACATGTATTCTGTCATACGGATCATACCTTCTACTTCATCATCGTTACCGTTGGTATAGAAGCGTAATCTTCCAAACTTTTCTTTCATCTGTGCACAGGTGACTTGCTCAGGTTTTTTAGGACCGTTTGCTGTGTACCTGGTGGTATTATCTATATAGTCTTGTATAGCTCCACAGAGTTTATCTACAATAGGCAGCCAACCATCTGGTACACCATACCAGTTAATTCTGCCTGGGTTTCCTTCATAGTCCTCAAAGATCTTAGGATACTTTTGTATTAGTTGTTCTGTTGTGATGGCCATACTCCTTCTTCTTCTAAGAAATTACGAATACGATTTGCTGTATCAGCATCTTTAGTAAGAGCTTCTACTACTTCTAAAAAATGTATAGTGTAGTCTAGTTTCTTGTTAGCTTTATCCAGCTCATTTAAGAAGAAGTCTACGTCTGTTTCTTGATCCGGTGTGGGGTATCCTTGGTTCATATTTTAGTCTTTAGGAAGTTCTTCAATATCATCATACCAGACCTGCAGAGATCCTAGGTCTTGTGCACAAAGTTCCGCGTCTAAGGCTGATATAATCACCCCAAGTCCATCGTCTGTTTGTTTAATTTCTATATCTAGTTTACCTACTCTTACCCAGATAGCACCGGTATCAGAGCGTAGTTCCACAGTTTTATCTTCTATATAATCATTATAGGGAGTGACTTCAAATGGTAAGTATTCCATTTTTTTCTGCTTTAGTTTTTTTGTCATGGCAGGTTGTGCATAACACCTGCAGGTTATCTTGTTCACAGAAAAGACGTTCTACAAAACCAGGTAGATCCTGGGCACAGTTCAGAGAACCTGCTGGGACCATATGATCTACGTTGATATTCTTTTCCGGATAATACTTATTACACATTGCACACAAGTATTCAAACTTTTGTCTTTTATTGGGACCTTTATATATACGGCGTGCTTTTTGTTTAGCTTGCGTAATAGGTTTCCACCATCTGGATTTTTGTCTGAGAGCAGACCTTATAAAACTCCAGAAAGCAGACTCTGTCATCGTGCCCGCATTGCGGGTTTTAGGTACCCGTGGTTTCTTGGGAGTTGTGGTTTTCTTAGGCATATTGTAGATTAAGGTCTACAAAGATATGTAGAACTTATATCAGTTATCTAATTTTTTATTCAATAGTGGGACCATTGTATAGTAGACTTTTTTAGCACCGTGATCTTTGATAGAGTCAGAAAGGTCTTTGCTCATGGGAAGAACTACAGGAACTATATTTGGATAGATCTCTTTGTATTTTTCCATAGCTTTTAGACCTGCGTCATCATAGTCAAACATAACCACGACTTTTTGGTAGTCTTTTAGATACTGCTGCATTACTTCTTTACGTATCATAGAATTCTCAGAGTCAGGAGCTACTACATCTACAGCGAGCTTCAGGCTTTTAAGACTCATGATATCTTTTAAAGAAGAAGTGATTATCAAGTACTTCTGGTTCTTTATTTGTTCTGAACCTTGTATGTAGTCATTAACTTTGATAAACTTCTTATCCAGAGTCTTGGGCTGATATATCTTGTATAATGTACCGTCCTTCTTAAAGTAACCGTAGAGATAATTACCACGTATTGTTAACTCTATAGGATCTTCATCTGCTACGTCTTTAGATAGAACATAATATTCCAACGGCCTGACACAATACTCTTCCAGTAAACGTGATCCAATGTTATATTGGGTCCAGTAGTATTGATCAGAAGTATTCCACGATCTGAATACGAACTTTGATACTTTATACTTGCTAGCTTGCTTGAACTCTGTAACATCGTATCCACCGTTATTGTGTAAGACATAGTCGTTGTATTTTTCTACTACTAAAGAAGAAGCTTTATGATAAGGAAGCTGTGTAAGTTCTTTGACTAAGTCTATAGCTGAACCACCTTTGCCGCTTGAGAAATCTTTGTACCGGTAACCATCTTTTTTAGCGTCATAGTAGATGCACATAGATGGTGTCCGTTCTTTTGAATTGAACAGACTTTTGATCTTTACATCATGACCGTTAAGCTTTTCTTTAAGCTTGCAGAAGTGTTCAAATATCCAGGGTACAGGAACGTCCTTGACTTCATGTACCAGATTTTTTGTGTTAAACATAAAACTGCTTTTAAAAAAAAGAGGGGGAAGTGGAAACCTCCCCCGTTGATGTTACTTCTTATACTACTTTACCGGTAGTCTTTTTACATGTCGAAGTCATCGTTAACAGGCTCGAAGCTGCTAACAGGTTTGGTTTGCATAGCCTTGTAGTGATACTGGTTGTTTTTGTCAAACTTGTCCAGTCTTGCTTCATCTACAGAAGCAAACTTGTACCTTGGTAAAGAGAGCTTTACAATAGTTTTACCATTGTACTCTTCTTCGGTGCCCTTGAGGAACCAGTACATGTCATGTCCTTTTAAGATACTGATTGCTTGAGCAACCCAGTCTTCAAGGCTTACTGCTGAGATACTATCTACAGCATCACGCAAACCAAGTTCTCCGGCAATTACTGTGAGTTTCTGAAGAATCTCGTTCTTCATCACATTAGTTTCGTTAAACTGGTCAGTCCAGATGGTAGCTGTCACACGTGATGACAAACCTTTGAACTTAGGTCCGTCCTGGTCATTTTTGTCTATAGACCAGCCTTCAAAGTTTTCAAGCTCTGGACCCTCAAGAATGAGTTCCAGACTCTTTTTGTCTCCATTCTTGGAGGTTCTTACATTGCCACTGAAAATGTGGGCATACACTACACCTGGTTGGAAAGACTTCATTTGTCCACCACCAGTTTTTACTTCCTGTCCTTTGGTACTAAACATGGGCTTGTGTTTTAAAAATTAAGAGAGTTAGTTTTCATAATCAAGAACTGCTTGTCTTACAAGCTGCAGATCGTTTACAATCTCAAAGTCTGTAAACATATCCTTAGGTGCTTTACAAGTATTCTCACCATTGTTCCTGGTTTCAAAAACATGACGGATGTCTCCATCTTTGTTCTTTTTTACCTTGCCAAACAATACAATAGAGAATAGACCTTCGAGCGTAAGTTTCTCATCTACCATCTTACCGATAGTTTTAGCTTTAAACTTACGTTTACCTTCCAGATCAGTTGACTCTTCAGCATGCGTCAGAAAGAATACTATTAGATCTTCTCTCAGATCTTTGGGCATACGGGCAATACGTGCCAGGTGTGCACCGATCTGTGTGAATTTCTCATAGCCTTTCTCGTCTACACGATCAAAGAACTCAAAGGAGCTCATGTACTGAAAGTCGTCAATAACAAGGTTCTTGATTTCTTTTCTCTTTTCACTGACATACTTGATACATGCCTCAATGTTTTGAGGAGAGTTACCATAGTACATGTTCCCGTTAGGATTTTCTTTAGACCAGGTTGTGTACTTCTTTTTCCAGCCCCTAAAGGGGAGTGCTTTGTTAGCTACATTAATAATAAATGTCTCTGCCGGGTTCAGGTTTTCAATAGCTGTGGACTTACCTGCACCGGATTCTGCAATAACAAGAATACCTTGTGCCATATTTAAAAGTGTATTTTACTACTTTGTATTAGTTCATTGAGCCATGGCTTTAGACTTAATGGCTTTCCGTAACGGATTGCTATATAATCTCTAATGGTCATTTCACTATAGGGAGCGTCAGACACTTCCGGTCTGCTTGTAAACAAAACCTGCGTATTTACTTCTTCAGGTTTAGTTACAGGTTTTTCTGCAGGAGATGTTGCTGGTGTAGATATACAACGCAGTTCATCAACAGGTACGAGGAATGAACCTTTTTCATTCATATCATACTCTTCTTCATGATTGTCATTACGACTAATCTTATATACTTTACGCTCAGATTCCAGAGGATCTAGATCCCTGGTAACAAGTTCAAAGAAAAAACCTTTGTCCTTCTTAAACTCTGATCCAAAAATACCCACTACATAACGTCCATGACGGTCATAGAAAGGCATCTTCATGTTAAAGTCAAGTGGAGAAATACCAAGAGCTCTGATCAATGGTGCGTGATATTCACGAACTTGGTCCAGCTTTTGTTTTTTCCATTCTTTTTGGTTGCCATATTTGTCTATAGGCAGCTCTGTTTGTAACACGTTTACTTGAGACATGTCTTACGATTTAAAAATGTGTTATAGTTCTTGTCCAATATCTGCCGATATAGGTCTTCTGTTATTACCACCACCTGTTCCACCACCTCTTGAATTATTGTAAGGCGTGTAACCAGTAGTTGCTGTTTGTGGCTCTATAGTTTCTAACATTCTTTGTCTGTAATATTCTGCATTCATAAACAGAACATTATTGTCATCTCCACCATTACGCACTTTAAGCAGATGAATGTAGATTTGATCCTTGTGAGTAATATACTTTTTAGGACCATAAACGTTGATGTTGGACTTAAACGGGCGGTTCAAGGCAATAACCATATCTGAACTCTGCATTAAGGCGTCACCTCCAAAAATGTCTGAACTGGTAGGATAGTTACCTATTATACCAGGATGGGCACGGGAAGCTTCTTCCATAGTACGGTTCATCTGTGTAATCATTAGTACGATGATAGGGAGTTCATTCTTGAGCTGCATAATCATTTCTGCTGTATTATACAGTACATCAAACTTGTCTTTTTCACTAGTACTTTTTTTAATAAGCCAAGAATGATCTATGGTTACAATCATAAACTTGGCACCCATTTGTTTGTAATAGAAACGAATAGCTTTTTCTATATCAGACACGCATATTGGCTTCTTAATAAGCTTACGTTGTACACCTGCTTTTTCCAATGCTTGTGTATCTGCTAGATACCGTTGCATTTGTTTATAAGCAAAGTCATCTAACTGCTGATAAGAGCTTAGCACCTGGTTATAGTCCATAGCTACTTCTGCTGCAAACTGTCGGGCTGCATACTGTTTGTCACCCATCTCAAACTGAAACTCCAGAATAGAAAAATCCTGGTCTGGGTTGTGAAGACGTGACTCCCTCAGTATCTGGGAAACTATCATGGTTTTACCTGCACCTGGTCTGGCTCCTATTGTCATCATAGAACCCCATTCCAGACCACCAATACCCGCATAATTCAGTCCGGTCCAGGGAGTCTTAAAAGACTTTACCCTTCCTGTTCTGCGGTCGTCTATATACTTGAGACCCTCAATGAGGACTTCAGAGTAATCTTTAGCGTCAAAAGGATTTTGTGGATTACTCATTTTTGCTTGTTAAATACTCTTTCTATAACATCTTCTGCAGAGCTTAAAACTTGCTGACCACCGTGAAAGAAACCTTTCATCATCATGCGGTCTATGGCTACTTTAAAGCCCTCCAGGTTAATGGCTCTAAGTCCATTTCCACCTGGAATTTCTACTGTTACTTTGTCAAATAACTCTTTAACTTCTACATCGTGGTTAACTGTGTCTAGCATTACAGTTTCATTTTACGGGTTGTAAATATATAGAACTTCATGGAGATCACCAAGAAAAGTTCTATAACAAAATATTTCCATACAGGAAGTTCTATAATAAGCCAGTCTATTAACATCCAGTTCATTATAGAGAATACAAGGCTGATAAATAGTCGGTGGACTATTTTTTCTACTTTGGACATAAGCTTACATTGTTTGAGTGGACTCTCTGTAAATGATATCAGGATCATCCTTGAGCAGCTGACAGTAATCTGCCAGGCTAGACTTGAGCATTTTAGTTTTGTTGTCCGTTTTTTGTATAAAGTATGAGCTGGTAGCCATATACTTAAAGCCTTCTTTGCTTTTGATATACTTATAGTAGTTTGTTGCCTCTAGCACAAGAGGCCAGTCAAACTCTGGGTAGGTTTTAAAGAACCAAATAAACTTCAGCTTTAGTTCTTCTACACTCTGCCTGGCTATTTCACCGTGAGGTAAAAAACCTGAAGGAAAGATTTCCCTGTACTCTTTTATACGATCCAGGAATCCTTCACCCAATACATCAGTTGTTACTTTCTTCTTAGTCTTAACTAAGAAGGTTTCAAATTCATCTAACACTTGAACAGCTGCGTTTGTAAGTACACCATCATCGTTGATAAATCCACGGGAATGGGCTATCATCCTTTCTGCATCACCGTTGATAATAGATGTAGGTTTTATACGACTACGGCAACTATCAAGAAAATAAAGCAGGTTGGGGGAGACGTTGTGACGTATTAGACTCGTCCAGATCTGGTGACTCATGGTTTTGTTTTATGTGGTTTAGGATTAGTTGGAATTTGCTTCTGAACTGTTCATCTGTTTCTATCAGGTTCATAAATGTAGAAACATTGTGTATCACTGTAGTATGATCCCTGGCACCTAAGAATTCACCTATGGTACTTAGTTTGTACTTCATAGACCGAGCCAGGAAACAAAATATCATTCTAAGTTCAACCACTTCTCTTTTTCTGGATTTAGAAGGCAGTGTCAGCTTTTTACCATACTGAAGTGGTAAAAAAGAATCAAAGTATTTCATCAGTTGATCCATTGTCATCAGGGGTACATAGAAGTCCCCGGTGTCTATTTTTGTCAGGATTATAGGTGTGTAACCAACTTTTTCCTGAAACTTTTGCTTAAACTCTTCTATAAGTTTTCTTTCCAGATGTGCTGCATACGTGCGTGATTCTGTCATAAATCTTCAATATTTAGGTGTACAAATGTATAAAAAGTCTACAAGATTCCGTATATTATATTGTAGACTGTATTAAAGATCTACAGGTTTAAAGTTTAAAACTCTTAATATGGCAAAGAAATTCTATGCCCAAAAGGATGCTCTAGGGTTTCCTATTCCTGGTACAATGATGTCTAACGACATTGTTCCTGCAAACTTGGTAGAGATACCAACTTCTCCAGCTGTTTCATACAAAGCTCATCCTGAGAAGCTTAGATATTTTGTACGTAGGGATAACAACAATCAGATTATTCCTAATAGCTTGATTATCAGCTTGAAAGAACCGAAAGGTAACGTACTTGAGTTCCGTTTACCAGATGGTCAAGATGTAACTCCTGCTTAATAGACTTCTAAACGTGTTCTGAGATGAATCCTTCTACTGTTGATAAAGTGAAAGTTTGGCTGTTTCCTACCATGGTGTCCGTAATAGGCCTTTTTATTTGGCAGGAAATCAAAGAGATCAAGAGTGATGTCAAAGCACTGCTTGCCCAGTCTAACATTGATAAGACTAGGATAGACAACCTGGAAAGGATGTTTTATCCTATACAACCACCTACTTCAAAAAACCCAACAGATCCTAGACCAACACCTATCAGGTTTATTATGACCGAGTTTATACCGGCAAAAAATGAGATGGAGGAGGAAGAGGACGACAAAAAGTACCATATATGAGACAAGTTATACTAATAGCCCTGGGTTTTATGTTGGGTTATGTTTTATTCAGCCAGATTAAAGGTTGTGCTTTTGGAGAAGTAGTCAATTCTGATACAGTGTACAAGCGTGATACTGTATGGCAGAAATATGACAGTATAGTGGTTAAAAAAGTAAAGGTAAAAGAGATCATTCATGATACACTACCTCCTCAATATATTCCTCATCCTGGTTATGATAGTTTGAAAATACAGTATGAAGACCTAGCCCAAGCTTTTCTAGCTAAAAATATATACGAGGATACATTTAGTTTAGGAACATTTGGTCAGGTGGTAGTCTATGACACTGTACAGACTAATCAATTAGGTCATCGCTCTTACGCAGCTGATTATATAATTCCAATTATTAGAGATACTATATATAAAACAAACATTATACAAGCTCCTAAAAAAGGACAGCTATACATAGGTGGTGGCCTTGCTACAAACAAGACGTTAAGTAATACCGGTCATATTGGTATACTATATAAAACAAAAAAAGATAAAATAGTGGGTGGTTACGTAGCAGTACTACCTGGTATGCAAATTAGTTACGGTATACAAACTTACTGGAACCTCACCTTTAAAAAATAAATATGAAACTGTTTAGCTTTTTTGCCAAGTTGTTTGGTCCTAAGCCTCAAGCTCCGGTTACTATTGCCGAGGAATTCATGCCTGTTGTTGAAGAACAACCAGTTGTTATAGTTCCAGATGATAGACCAAAGCCTGTTAAGAAAAAAGTAGTTAAAAGAGAAAGAAAAACTCCGTCTTTATGAATATAAAACAAGTTAGTTTTCCTTCTAGTCAGTACATACAGGAAGAACATCCTAAAAAACAAATCTATTTACACCACACCGCAGGAAATCCTAACGGTGAAAATGTATTTAAGCATTGGGAAAATAACGCAGAGCGTGTAGCTACTTGTGTGACTATATCTGGAAAAGGACCTGACTGTGTTGATGGACAGATTGTACAAGGTTTTAGTTCCAAGCATTGGGGATTCCATCTTGGATTAAAAGAGTCTACATTTCAAAAAGCTGGTGTTCCTTATAAGTCATTAGACAAAATATCTATTGGTATAGAAATCTGTAACTGGGGACAGCTTACACAAAAAGATGGTAAGTTTTATACTTATGTAAACAGGGAACTTCCTGCTTCACAAGTGTGTGAACTTGAAAAACCTTTTAAAGGGTATAAGTTTTATCATAACTACACAGATGCACAGATAGAGTCTGTAAAGCAACTGTTATTGTTATGGAAAGATCGGTATAATATACCACTAGACTATTATGAAGATATCTGGGATATTACTCCTAGAGCACTTAAAGGAGCAAGTGGTGTATTTACACACAACTCTGTACGCAGAGATAAGGTGGATGTTTATCCACATCCTAAGCTTATTCAAATGCTTAAATCATTATAATCATGCCAAACAGAGCTTTTGTCCGTTATAAAAAGTGTGGAAACATCGTTCCAGGATCACTAATTCTGACCAATGGTACATATCCTGAACCTGATGCAGGTTGGATAGAAGTTCCTATTAAGATGCCTTGTGGTGTTATTAAATTAACAGCTACAGCAACAGCTGGAGATCCAGATGAAATATGTTTTGGTGGTTTTTATATTCAGTATGGAAATGCCAGTGTGATATCTGGAGGTGGTTATGCACCTACAATAGCAGGTGTTATTGCTAACCTTAATGAAGCTTACGGTTTTTTAGGTGTATGGGAAGCTAACGGTCTTGATATAACTATCAATCTAAAGTCTGATGTGGCTAAAAAGTTTCTATCAGGACTTGATTATTCTGAAGGCCTGGAATGGACCTTAGGTTTTTACTGTGGAGGATAACTTAAACTTATATAACAATGGCAAAAGGTAAAGGCGGTGAAAGCCGCAAGATATCTTTTGGTAAACGCAGAAAGGGCAAGGCTCAAAAACGCAGAGGACCAAAGGACAAACCTGTCTCTAAATACAGAGGGCAGGGATAAAACATAAACTATGAAAAAAACCATTCTTTCAGCTATCAGATTATTGGTAGTAACTGGTGTATGTATCCAGTTAACCTTTATTGTACTGGATTTTACTGCACAACATGATTCTGTTAATGAATTAAGACATCAGCTCAAAAAAAACATTAGCTGTATTTTCTAACTAATCATAAACCATATGGACGGTGACAGTAAACAGAAAAAAACTAGAAGTTTACCGGCAGACATCTCTGATGCTTGCAATGTTCTTTCTACCGTTTGGCTACGACATGTTGTTCAAACTGATCATGGAAGTAACTGGATCATACTGGATGGCAGACGCAGTCTTTTACTCGGTTTCCGGGTTTTTTTGGCTTTGGTATATATTACTTACGAGATATGTAAATAAGAAGGGGAGCAATTAAGCTCCCCTTTTTTATTTTATCCGCCACACTCTTCTATTACCATCTAGCTGTATTCTAGTTGTCAGTATAAACCCTGGTTTCATCTTTGCATACTGTTTAGCAGCATAGTGCAAAGTGTTAGGATTTTTAGCAATAGGATCTGCCTTTGGTATTAGAAAACTGTCTCCAGGTTTCATAATTTCAAAAGGAAACTTGTCAATCAAGTTGTGGTTTCTTACACCATTTATGCTAACACCTTGTTCTACATTGTAGGCAAATTTCTTTGTCTTATCTGCAGGTGTTGCAACTTTAGGTTTTTTCTTAGTGACTGCCATATTTTTATGTTTGTCAACTAAGATAGAACTTAAGGCATAATCAACACAGTTGATTTTTTAGAAGTGTTACTTAGTTACCACTTGGTTACTATACAGTAAGTCCACTTTGGTTTACACTTCTTATTCTGTTTCCGTCAAATACTACAACCTGACCTCTGTCAGAATACTGTTTTACTACATCGAGGTTAAATCCGTTAAATCGTGAACCTTCTACACCTATAAAGAAAGCTTTATCTGAGTAAATGGAACAGTGATCTTCTGCATCTGTGATGATGAGTGAGTTAATTCCATTGTGTTCAACAGATCTTACAGCTTCATTAATAGTAGTACCGCCACCACAGTCTATCATAGATATGGATATCATATCATTGCGGTATTTTTTAACCCTGGTATCAAATAAATAAACATCATTAAGCATGTCCATCTCTTTGAGCTTGGCTATCATACTTTTTGCAAAGTCTATTTTAGATATTTGCTGACCATCGGTATTTATTACACCGCAACTACTGGACATAGATCCTGATACATCTACATAGACATCAATCTTACCGACAGCTTTAGTGTCTTTAATTTGTATGTCTTCTGCAAAGATCTTACGGAGTTTTGGATGTAACAGTTCATAGTCTTCCAGTCCAGATACATCCTGAGCATTAAAAAGATCTTCGTATTTAACAATTTTACGAGACGAGAAATAGCTGGCACTCTTATCTAAAAGCTTCTTGATCTTCTCTTTTAAAGAACCCATAGAAAGTCTTACTGATTCAAGTCTTGCTGCTATCTGACGCATATAATCAGGTGAAAGTTTACCTGCTGCATCTTGTCCGCCATTCTTGTTAGCATCTTCAAACATCTTTTCTTGTATGTCCTTGTCTATATGATCATCCATCATTTTACAAGTGTCCTGTGCGTCCTGCATCAGCTTTTCTAACATACTCTTACCAGCTCTGGAATTCATATGTTTATCCATGGCATTATCAATGTCATCTTGGTTAAACTCAGAATCATCATCGCCATTAAGACCATTCATCATCTTCTGCTGTGCTTCAGCATCAACATACTCCATTTGCGTAAGCTGCATCAGATAGTACAACATCATGTTCTTGGTGAACACTGTAGATTTAAGATTGGATCCTTCAGTCATAATCTTACCTACTGGATTGTTGGCTTTCTCAAGAAACTT